GACAATAAAGGAAACATGATTTGCACAAAAATAAATGAATCTTGCAAACCTCTCTACACCACTTCACCCCAGCGCCCGTGGGTAGGGCTGACGGATGAGGATTTTCAACCAGCAGTACAAAAAGCAATGATGTACTACGGTTACGAACCAAAACATTCAACGCTTACATCAGGCGCAGGATTTTACGGACTGGTTCGATCAATTGAAGCCAAACTTAAGGATAAGAACAGTTAATGTATAGCTATAACAAAGTAGTCCGCGCAGCCTTGCGCCAATACCCTGATGGTTTAACAGCCGCACAGATTCACGCAATAACCAAAGCACCGCAACACACAATTAGCAGCTTACTTAGAACGATGCCGGACGCTTACATTGATCGATGGCAGACCCGTGGGACGCAAAAGTATCTTAGCGCCGTGTGGTGTGTGGTCGTGCCACCGGAGAATTGCCCTAAGCCAGTTCCGAAGCGGCAGCTTGCACGGAAGCAACGCGAGTTGTCCAGCCTTTCCCAAACGTCCCAAACGTAGGCAGGCTTTGCAAGAAGCCGAGGCGTTTATCGTTGTACGCTTTAATCAGTTCTTGTACGTCAAAAGCCGCCACAGCCGCTAACGTACCTTTTCCGATAGAACCATCAGCGGTAACGCCTACGGCCTCTTGTAGCCACTTTGCAGCGCGTCCAGGGCCACTATTAATTGCAGCATCAAACACAGCGTAGTCAAGACCTGCGGGAAGGTCATCGCCGGACACCTTGTCCCAATACTTACGCTTATAGAGAGGCGCAACATCATCAGGCGTTAACGCTCGCATATCTGCTTCAGATACTGGATGGCCTACGAATTCTTCCCACACCGCTTTGGTGCAGCCGAGGTTAGTCATGCCGCCAGGGTCTGCCGGATTGTCAACAAAACCGCCTTCCGATTGAAGGACGTGGGCTAGTGAGGCTTCAAAGTTTGAGTTCATTGCGTAGGTGTTGATTGGTGGAGAAGTTGATCTTTAGCTTGGCTAGATGCGCTGCTACCAAAGAAAAAGGAAATTATCCCAGTCCATGCGGTTCCAAGGCTTCCTAGCATCATCATTAACGCATCAGACGTAGCAAAGGTTTTGGTCATTAGACCAATGAGAATTCCAAAAAATCCAATCGTGACTACTAACGCTAAAACAGGCGGGATAATAGATCGCGTTGTTGCCTGCATATCACGCGCAGACTTACGGTCATCGTTTGCCAGCTTTGCAAAGTCCAAGTTCATGGCTTGCGCTTGCTTCTTGAGTTCCAGTTCGGCTTGCTGGAGCGCGGCTACTTGGGTTGCGTCAAGTTTGTTATTGCTGATGACGTTTTGCACTTCTTCCGGTGTGCAGCCAATAGCCTTACTGACAGCGGAGACCGCCATGCCTGCAAGTGGGCCACCCAATGCCGTAGCGATAGTCGGTGCGATTTGTGCGAGCCAATCCATGTTACTTCCTCATAAAGTCTGCGTATTCCATCGTTCCCCATGCAAGCAAGGTAATCAGCAAAGCACCGGCAGCAATAGCAAGAACCATTTCAATAGCCTCGCTAATTTCTTGTTTTTTCTTGGCTTTGGCTTTTTCCATCGCTATCTCCTCTGACTTGCGTTTTTGGACAATCTTGTTGCGCTCTAGCATGATGGCTTGCCATACGTCCGCTTGGCCTGACCAGATCAACATTTGTTTAAGTTCGTTCTCAGCGTCTTGAAGTTGTTTGGCGTGCATCACCGTCTCAAACGCCTGCGCCGTGTCTGACTTACCGAAGCCCTTTTTAGGTTCTGCCGCTGCCTTGGCTACTACGTCCTTGGCCTCAAAGAACTTCATTAAATCGCCGCTAATGCCCTGCAAGTCCTTGCCCATTTTGATGGCAGCCTGCACCCCCTTAATGGCGGCTTGGGCGGTAGCAAAGGCGGTTATCGGGTCAATCATTTTTTCTCACGCCATTCAATGCAATAGACCTTGCGTTCGTAAAAGTCACCGTACCACCGCCAGCGCACACATTCGTACTTCTTTTCTGCACTAGCTGGTGCCAATGTGAGTGCAAATAGGAGTACAAACTTGGGCACATTTGGCAGTCATTTGTCTTGTTTGTTGTCTAGCCGGTCAAAAATCTTGTTCATGATTTCTTTGAGTTCGCGTATGTCTTGACGATAGTCGTCCCTTGCAACGTAGTCTTTGGGTAGGTCTTCACGCAGCTTAGACAAGTCAGATTTCAATTCCTTGACAGCAGACCACAGTTCACGCGCAAACCAGCCGATAACAGCCATTACAGCGCCAAGGCCAAGATCAATGATTTGTTGCATTTCCATGATTATTTGCCAATGTCTTTTAAAGAAGTTTTATTAAGTGCTGCTGCTTTTTGCATTTCTTCAACAGCTTTAGTAGCTCTCTTAGATAACGCGCGTTGTTCCAATGCACCAGCAACTTTACCACCTACTTGTTGACCAATTCCAGCACCTGCGGCAGCGCCTGGAGGCCCAAACAATGCACCGCCCAAACCTGCGCCACCAGCGGTAAGTCCTTTTTCTGCAAGAGTTCCTGCCAAATTGCCAACACGTTTTTGTTGTAACGCTGCACCTTCATACGAATGTACGCCAGGCATCAAATAACCACCACGATTTAATGTGTGAAATTTTGCAACTTCATCTTGTGGAAATGTTTGAAGTATTTTTTGACCAATTGTTGAATTAAGTGTGGAATTAACAGAGTTCTGATTCCATGTGCCAATTTTAGAAGCGCCCGATTCATACACTTTACGCGCTAATGCGCCTGCTATTTCTTTTTGAGCAGCAGAAGCGGCATTTTGCAATTCAGGCGGGATTGAAGGCATTCCTTCTGGTGCATCACGCAAACTTCCACTTGCAAATTGATTTAATGTATCGTTAATGTGACGCCATTGCTCAATAGGCAAATTGTTTAATTTTGGCAATACTTTTTCTACTGGAGTGCTAGACAAAGTTACGCCATTTTTATCTTGTGGCCCAAAAATATCTGCAATTCCTTTTGATTCAAAAATTGTTTTTTCCAACTTGTGAATGTTATCGCCAAGTTTGTAAAGTGATGGGTCTGCCGCACTTGCAATGTCTTTATCAATAGCACTGTTTACAGCCGCAATTGCTCTAGAATTTTGAGGCGACCATTCGCTATTTAATGCCTTTCTTACTGCATCGTAAGCAGATACAGAGCCAGCAGGTTGCATAACACCATTTGCGTCTTCAAATCCAACATTTTTAGCAAGATTAAGGAATTTTTGAGCCGAAGAAGCTACTCCTTGATTTCCTTTAATTTCAAGACCGGCAGTCCATTGAGGATTGTTTAGCAAGTTATCAACATTAGATGTTTGAATCGCGTTGTTTCCAAATCTGTCTTTTGCTGATTGATAAATTTGTTCTTTTGCTCTTTGAAAATATCCGGTAATACTTGTTGGAACTGGGTCATCAGGATAATTTCCATAAAACACGTCATTAACTGCGCGTCCACGTTGTTCATCATCAATCAATGATGGGTCTGCCCCAGTTGCTTTTACACGTTCTTGAGCATAGTTAGACAACGCATTTTGTTCGTTTGCAATTTGTTGTTTGTAAACTTGACCTTCCGGTGTGGCGTCTGGCATTTTTGCTAATGTGTATTCATTGCGTAACGTGTTTTCATTACCCGTAACAACACCAGGCCGAATTTGTCCACTATCTCCAAGAATTTCATTTGCAATTTGCGCCCTTACTGCTTGTTCTGATTTGGGCACATCTTGAGAAATTTTAGAAAGTTTAATTTGCGGGAATTGACCGCCTCTTGCGGATTCTTCTCCAGTTATTTGACCCGCATAAGGGTCTGTTTTAGATGCGGCAGCACCGGCACTTCCAAGCCCAACGGTTTCAGTAGGAGCCGCCACAGCAGCCGTTTTAGGCTCAGCAAACGTGTACTCAGGCAAAGCAGCTTTAATAGCCGTACCAGCGCGTCCTAACGGGGCTTTAAGCATAGGAGCAGCCATCATTGCAGCCGTTACCCCTTGCTCAATGTCCGTTGGGTTAATTCCGGTGCGTTGCCCAACAGCCTCTGCACCTTTTTGAACAGCGCCTCCAATTGCTTGTTGCGCCATTGCAGGCAAAGAACTTTGGTAGCCTGGTTGGTCAGTAACACCCATCAAACGTCCGGTAGGGTTAGCCAAGGCTTGAGACACAGGCGCAGCAGCAGCGGTAGCTTCTTGAGGGTTCAAGCCAAACAAACGACCAGCGCCATAGCCAACAGTTCCAGCAACTTGAGAAGGAAGATTGCCAACCACATCAAGCGCGGAAGCAATTTCTGCTGGCGCACGTTGTCTTACTTGCAATGCACGTTGAAGTGCTTGAGTAACTAAGCCGGGCTGTGCAGGCTTAACCTGCGCTTCCATTTGCTGTGGTGTTAGATGTCCTTGAGGTGTAACGGTTCCAATATCAGACAAGTTTGGCGTAGGTGCGGACGAACCTGCAATCAAATCACGCAGAGGGTTGCTAGAAGATTGTTGCGTTGCTTGTGGAGCAGATTGAGGTGCAGCCGTTGCATGGCGTTGCAATTCCGATTGAATGCTTTGAATGTCAGCCAATGCACGTTTGTGAGATGGTGAGCCAGGAACCAAATCAGGCAAAGTTGCTTGAATCTGTGACAAAGAATCTTGCAGGTCTTTTACACCATACATTTCTTGCGCTGTAGGTTCTTTATTACGCTTTGGCGCAGCAGGTACGGATGATGCAACAGGAGTAGCCGGTTGGTCTCCAGCAATTAGAGCGCGAAGATCATCCATTTACAAACTCCCATTTTGAATTAGTTTGTTGATGTTATCGTACTTAGTTGCAAATAGAGCGCGAGCCTTGGGGTCGTTGCCAAGCAATTCATTAATCTGTTTTTTCTTTTCAACAGGGTCTGTAACATATTTATCTATGTTCATTGCCTCAAACACTTTGGAATCAGCATTTTTAGACCATTCTTGTTGGAATTTAGCAGCATTTGCATCACCAAACTTTTGCGAGAACAATTGAAGTGCTGGCGCTTGTAGCTGCATCTCTGTCTGTTTTGCTTGTGTACGTTTAAGAATGTTTAGCAAAACATCGGGGTTGTAAGTCTCAGAGCCGGATGCACGGGCTTGCAATGCTTTGGCAGCGTCGGTCTGCATTGACCCACCTTGGGCTTGCAATTGCGAAAGTTGGACGTTAGCCAAGTCTTTAGACAATTGTTGGTAATCAGAACTACCGACCAAGTTTTTCAATACACGAACCGCATTACCTACTGCGCCCGACGAATACCATGCGCCAGGGTCAAGTTTAGTAACAGCCGAGAAACTTTCTTGCAAGTTGCGATTAGCTTCTGCCGTGTTGTTCAAGTGACTTAGCAAGCCTTGACGAAGTTGAACGCCAGCGGTTGTATCAGCAGCTTCAGTAGGGTCTGGAATGCGTGGAATGCGAGGGTCTTGCACTTGATGTGGCAAAGGCGCTGGTGCGCTAGGATTAAACGGACTTCCCATGTCTGCGCCGGTAACAGGTGGTTTACCAGCCTGTACGCCACCAGCAAGACCAAATTCAACCTTTTGAGTTCCAAGGCCAGGCGTAGTTGTAACCGTGCGTCCTTCAGGAGTGACAGCGGTTTGTGTTTGGTAAGTACCAGTTTGACCAGCAGCATCTAAGCCTGCAATATGACGTTGAATCAAGTAAGGGCGCAAACCAGCAGGATTGTTTTGAGCAATATCAATGTACGGCTGCATTAATTGGTCGGCTTGTTCTTCTGGAACGCCTGCTGCCTTGGCTTGAGTTTTACCAAAACTTTTAAGAAATCCAACAAGTTTATTTTTGTCAACTGTATCTGGACTGTTTGTTGCTTGCAAAACAAGTGGGTCATTAATTGCGCCAACATAGCCGCTAGAAATTGTTTGTGCTTTCTTTTGAGCCAAAGACAATTTGGCAGATTCAGCGCCGGTTGCAGCAGTTTCAGCTTCAGAACCAGCCCTAGCAATGCTTGGTGCCAATATACCTTCGGCTGCTGCTGTTTGCGCTGCTTGTTGACGCAATGCCAAAGGATTAACTTGTTGAGCCTGTTGAATCGCTAATTGCTTGGATTGCACATCCAACGGATTGATCTGCTGCGCCTGCTGGTATGCCTGCGCCCCACGCGCCAAGTTCAGCATATCCGCCATTGAAGTCTGTTGTACAGGCTTTACTTCGCTTGCCGCATTGATAAAGTTGTAATCAGGCATTTTTTATCCTTACGGCTGAATCATGTATGCAGGGATGTTTGCATATTGACCCGTTGTTACCAATTGGTTAGTAGGGTTTGCTGCACCTGTTGGACTATTCATAAGGCTTGCCAAGTACCCAGCGTTACCGAGGTTAGCCAGTCCAGTTGCGTTAGCATTAGCAGCGCCAATCTGACCAGAGCCAAGAGCGCCAGCAGCTCCTACGCCGAGTTGACCGATTGCATTTGTTGCGTTTGTGCCTGCGGCGTTTACAGCAGTTTGTCCTTGTTGACCAAGGCCAGCGATACCTGCAAGGCGGTTGTAGATGTTAGTTTGCTGATTCTGATAGTTGTTGAACGCATTCTGATACGCATTAGAAGCGTAATCTTCTGCAAACTTGGTTCCTGCAATCCCAATGTTAGAACCGCCACCGCCAGCGTTTAATGCTTGGTTCTGAGCGCCAAGACCTTGGTTTAACATGAACTGATAGTTAGGCGCAAGATTAGATTTAAGTTGCTCTGGGCCAAACGTCTGAGTCAAAGAACCAGTTCCTGCAACTGTGCCAATCGGCTTACCTTGGGCGTCGTATTGCTGGTTTTGGCCAGGCAACATAGAACCAAGTGTATTAAGCGCAGAGTAACCAACGGCACGCGACGGTGCTTGTTGCTGGTTAATCAGGTTAAAGTTAGCTTGTTGCTGCGCCTGTGCTGATTGCGCTGCATTGGCTTGTGTTTGAGCAGCATTTTGCGCGGCATTAGCTTGCCCTTGTGAACCCAAGTAATTAAGAACCGCAGAGCCTCCAAGAGCAAGTTCTGTTCCGCTCAAACCACTAACAGCCGCAACAATCCAAGTCATGTTATCACCTTTAATTTCAATTTGTTATCAGAATCAAACAAAGCCAAATCATCGGGTTCGATAAGCTCTTTTTCGATTTCATCCAGATCAGTTTTGTCTGTTTTATGGATGGTTATCCCAATAGAATCCACTACAGACAGCGTAACTCTTTTTGTGCCAGGCTGTGATTCAACAACATCACCGGCGTACAAGTGTTTCATACCGTGTTCAGTCCACGCAATTATCTCACCTTTGGCGCATAAAAAGAAATGCGGTTCCTTATGAACCTTGCCAACAATTAGGGTTCCTGCGGGTCTGGCAACCTTGCGGCAGTACATACCGGCAGAAAAATAATGCTCTGTTTGCAGTTCTTGCTGCGGCATCTTGGACATTTCAGTCTGAAGACGCTTAATTTGCTCTTGCGTTGGAACTTCAAGGATGACTTGAGGAATCAATTTTCCCCCTCCTCTGCCTTCAAATTAGCAGAAACAATGACCGCTTTAACAGGGTCTGTAATCACCACTTCAAAGATTCGGTCACGCGCAGTCCCTAAACGCCGCCAGATGGCACGATTGCGGTACTTTCCCACCCTGCCAATGCTAACCCAATGCTCATTAGAGTAAGTCGAGCCACCGTCGTTTGACCAACGCAACATGGCTTGCGGGTCTTGGCCTTGTCCGACTTCTAAGCCAACGCCAGGCTGGAATTGAATCTGCAACTCTGCAAAGTATTGCCGCTGCAAGTCTGTCACTAGATGCGGAGCGCGACGTAGCCTGCGGATGGTGTCTCCATTGTCCGTGTAGACTGCATTGTCCAACTGATAGATTTTACCGTTCTGGTAGTCGCCAACCAAATACACGTTGTTAAAGATAGCGCCGCAATTGGAACGATGGCGGTTGTACTGCGAACCATCCCACGATAGCCACTTGTGCCATGCCTGAGTTGTAATGTCGTACACCCAAGTCAAGTTGATTGAGGGAAAGGTAACAACGTAAAACTCATGGCCTTCTAGCTGATAAGTGTAGGCAACCGCATCAGAAATCTTTTGATTCATTAACGTTTGTTCTACAGCGTAAGTAGATAGGCGTTTAAATGCGTAGCCTTCCATGACGCCAATGATGGCTTGACCACGATTGTCTTGGCTGACAAAGCAAAACTGTTCACCAAATCGAGCAACAGAAAACCTAGCGGCAATACCGTGCTGCGAACTGGTGCCAGGGATACGTTGGAAAGGAAACGAAATAATTCCGTTAATCACATTGCCGATATCAGTCCAAACTTCGGTGGTGAATTCACCAAGCAATGACACTTGGCGACGGTCAACGATAAGAGACACTAGCGGGTCAGGAGAGCCATCTTTAGCTCCGTAATACGCATTAGAAGACGTTACTAGTCCAAGGTCAGTAGCTGCCCAAAGTTGCGTGTTTGGCTGATTGTAGATGATGTAGTTGTCCACCACTTCGCATACATCTGCACCTTGCCACGGGCCATCAGTAGCCGGAAGCGTTGCAAAAGTGTTTGTAGACGCTACCCAATAGTACCGATTAACACCGTCCACAATGTAGGCATTCAAGCCGGTGTTGGACATGATGTTGTCGGTGATGCCAACGCGACCTGACGATGTGGTTAATGTTCCTACTTTTGTTGCAACGTAAGAATTGTTTACGGAATAAACGTATGGGCCAACAACAATAATTAGATAAGCGCCACCGGACAAGGTACGCATTCCACGCACTTCATTGTTGTCCAGTTGAAGGATTTGGGTTAGACCTGGCGTTGGATAAAGCGCAACAATCCCACGGCTACCTTGAGGCTTGGTTAGGTCAACTTCTGGAAAGAAATTGATACACTCCTGCGCGTCTTGATAGATGGACGGTGCTTCGTAGCTTTGACCAACAAAACCAAAATCAGCCATTTTTTATCCTTAGTTAGCATCAATCTGTTAACGTAAGAAACCCCCCGAAAGTATCCAACCAGCATCTTTACTGCGTCCAACCAGCAGCGCATCAGCGTAACGGGCAACAGGAGGCGGCTTCATGTTTGTGCGCTTGATTGTAGCTTTTGCTTGACCGGCAAATTTCATAATCATCTGAATCTGCGTCTGTGAAGCCTTGCCGTACATGGGCATTAGTCGTTCAGCTAAGCACCAGCGCAGAGCCATCAAGTAGCCTTGCGGCAAGACAATATTGTCCGACAAAGAGCTATACCGCGAAAACAACGTATCGCAGAACATATGAACTTCACCTTGCGCTGGATTAGGCCATAGAAAGATGTTTCCAAGCGTTTCAGCAGGCTGATAGTATAAAGCCTTGGGCCAAGGGCCGTTCAGCGTTTTAAGGCCGATTAAAGCGTAGTCTTCGTAATTCAATACAGCCATTGGGTAGTCCAAACCACCGTTGACAATAGGCGTACCGTTAGAGTTAGTGTTAACCCTTACAAAACAGGAATTGATTGTCAGAGGACGCTGATAGTAAGCAGAGATAGTAGTGCTGGCTACAGTTTGAAAAATGTTGACGGTATAGGTTCCAGCTTCGTTGATGTTGCCACCAGCGCCGGTGTTCATTGCCACAATGGTGGTTCCAGCAGCAATGCCAGTTCCAGTCAAGGTTTGACCAATAGCAAGCGCACCAGACGTAATGCCGGTGACGGTAAGGGTAAATCCTGAGATGGAGCCTGTAAAACTTGCGCCGATTTCACCGCCAGGCCCAATCGTGTATTGCGTCTGGCCTGAAACAATCGGAAAGATGATTTCAGACTTGTAATAGACCATCATCTGTTCGTTTGACCATTGGTCGCACATATCGTTGAGCATATCAAAAGCGTCTTGTGCGGCTTCTGACGTAGGCGTTTCACCCGCTTCAAGTGCGCCAATATCTTTCAGAGCGCGGCTGATGATGTCTATTGGCTTGGTCATGGCGTTCCTTCATGTTGCGCTGCAATACGCGCTTGCTCTGCCTGATAAGCAGCAATCACTTCAGCCGTGTGTACTGTAGCGCAGATCGCTTGTACTTTGGCATCCTCGCCACTGTAGTCATCGCCAGGTTTAAAGTAGTTGCCTTTGACGCCATCAGCAAATGGTTGACCATCTTCAAGGACAGTCACCACATAGCGCACAGCGACAGTGTGGTCAGCCAATACTTCAATGCGGTCAACAACGGTTTGTTTTTCAAACATGGTTTTTCCTTATGCTGGTGTAACGGACGTAGAGCCATCTACAACATACCATTTATCAACAGCAGCAGAACCTTCGGCACGCATTAGCCGATGGTTTGTTGTATCCCAAATAAATAGCCCTTCATATTTGCCGACAGTATTTACTGTTGCTGTAGCACTGGCAATATTAGCTGCTGAAACACTTTGCGTGTCAATCATTGACCAAGAAACTTTAGTAAGTGACATGGCATTCCTTAAACAAAATAGGTTGCTGAAAACGTAAGCGTTCCGGTGGCAGCAATTGCACCGGCAGAAGTTACGTTTGTGCTTGTGCAAATAATTGCAGCAAAAGAAGTTAAAGCTGCATTAGTTATATTTCCATGCCCAGAAGTTACAACAGTAAACGGCAAATTTGTTGTAATTATCCCCGCCGCAGCCAAAGCAACGCTTGTTGCGCCAGTAACAGTACCGCTTACTATAACTTCGCGGCCGATGCGGGTGTATTTACCAGTAGAGCTAAATGCGCCTATAACCGTAAGACCACTGCCTTGAGCAGGCGTCCAAGTGCCTTCTTCATACCAGTTCAGCAACTGGCTTGTCATACCCGCTGCGGGGGTGTTGGCGGTGAAGTTTATGCCGTTTCCTGCAACTGTGGGGACAAAGTTGTAATCAGAATTTAACTTACTGTTTAAATGATCTACAGAAACTTTTGTAGTGCCCGCAGCGTTATAAAAACGGCATAGATCGGTAAATTGAAACACCATGTCATGGTTACTACCAATCGAATACAAAGTTAATGCTGGCCTACCTGCGCCCGTTGTGTAGCCTGCGTAAACTTTTTGCGTTGCGCCAGAGTTTACGCTGTATGAAATATCTGTTCCTGCGGTCACAGCCGATGCGCCAACTGTTATGTTAGTTGTAGCAAAAGACAAACCTTGCACGGCGCGGCCAGCAGTTAAGTTAGCAACACTAACTTGTTTAGTTGCACTGCTTTGAACAACAGGCAAAGTTTCTGTACCCGCCAAAGGCGTAGTAGCAGAAGTTAGTGCTGATATTTTACTATTAGACATTTAGTTTGCAGCTAAAACAAAAGCAAGCAACTCATCATAACGAATGCCCAATTGAGTTACAGCAACAGCATTTTGGCTTGTTGATGTATATGCAATACCAGCTTCATCTTGTTTTTGTCCATTAACTTCATACCAAGTGTCAGAACAAAATATTCCATAGTGCGTAGCATCAAGTCCGTTGGCTGCAAAGGCTGCTTGGACTTCTTGAGCAATAACACCAATATGAATCCGAGCAGTATCGCCTTTTTTAGCAACAGCAGAATTCCATTTAAAAGTTTTGAATAAGCCTTTAATTGATTTAGCTACAGCTTGTTCCGCTGTACTTAAACTTCCAATAATAGTTTTTTGCGTTTCATCTGAAGTGTTAATTGTTCCTGTTGTAGCGTAAACCGTAGTAAACCTATGGCCGGCATCTCCCAAAGAATAAGAGTTGTCTGTAATTGGCTGTACGTTATAGCCAAAAGATACAACACTATTAATATTGTCAACACCAAACCTATAGTTATTTGAAACGTCGAAATGTCGTTCAATCCCTTGAGTTTGAATAACCAAATCTTGACTAGACGAACCGGTGCTTGTCAATAGAATAGCAGGTCGTCCTGACCCACCTGGAACAGTTCCCGCACTTAAAGAGCCCGTAACAGAAGCTAAAGTACCAAACTGAAAAGCACTCATTCCATACGGTACAACAAACTGTCCGTTATGGGAAACTAAAACTTTAGAAGCTGAATTACCACTGAAGTTAAATGGCGCAGTTGATGTTACTGTTGTTGTAGTGTAGTTGTTATAGTCAAGCCACACTTGTGCTGAATAACCATCAGTGGTTAACAATGTTGCTGTTGTAGAGCAACCGCTATTAAAAGAAATGCCTCTTAGATTAGCATTGACACAATGTTCTAGGCCAATGTTATTTCCTGAACCACATGGGGATGCTGTTTGAAAAGAATCAACAGTGGCATGATAACAAGCTCTTGCGTAAACACCACCATCAGCAACACCAAGCCTAAAATCTTGCGTTGTATTTCTTTCGCAATATGTATTGTAAGCAGCAAACTCATATGCGTTTTCAACCCACACACCCCAAGACCCACCTTGATAAGCACAGCCTAAAGAGGTGACATTATGAATAGCTGTAGAACTTAAATTTCCTAAACTTTGAGTTCCATTAATACCAAGTCCAGTTGTATTGTTATCAAACAAGCAGTTAATTACTTGCGTAGAATGTGAAGCTGCAACTAATACAATGCCTTGATAGTTAGTTTGGAAAACGCAGTTTTGAATATTACTACAATAAGAACCACTTAAATAAACGGCAGTGCTAAATCCTGTAAAAAAGCAATTATTAATAGTAATAAAAGGGGCATTGTTTATAATATTTACAGCAATTCCTGTTCTAGATACTCCTTGAAATCTTAAATTTTCAAAACGAATCCGACCAGGATAGCCATCGCTTGCAGTTAACACAAAAGCATTTACACCAGAACCAACACTAATAATTGCACCTTCGCCTGAGTGTATTTGTTGGGGTAATAGTGTCACGCTGCTAGAAATTAAATAAGTTCCAGCGGGGTAGTAAATTAAAGAGTTTTGACCAGCAGCATTGATTGCACTTTGAATAGCTGCTGTATCGTCAGTTGTACCATTACCCGTAGCACCAAAGTCCATCACACTAACAGTTTGACGCAATTTAGCCTGCACATTGGTTAAAACAGCACCAATGCCAGCGGGTTGATAGGTGACAAGGTTAGATGCGGTGACACCAGCCGACAACGTGACAGCAGTAGTGAATTTCACCAATGCGCCAACGTGCAAACCTTGCGTAAACGTTACCGTGGTGCTATTTGTTTCTGTGTAGCTATAAGACGAACCATCGTACTGGTTAACGCCATCTACAAAGACTTGCAGCGTATTTGTGCCTGGCGTATAACTAAAACCACCAGTAAGCGTAAAAACTGTTTGTCCAGCGGTTGCCGTTTGGATTTGTTCTTGGCCTGAGTAGTTAACAAAATTGGAGTTGATACCCGTTATGTTGTCGTAAGTTCCAATGGTTGCGCCAACAGAGTTTTGCAGGACAAATTTGTACTGAACGCCACTACTAAGCCAGATTTCACCGCCAGGCACACGCCCAGAAGCGTCCAAAATAATGGGATTAGCACTTGCAATTGTTCCTGCGACACTGGTGTAGGTGGCTTGAGGAGTGCTTGTGCCTGCTGCATAGGTGTAAATTTGACCGTAGGTGAGCAAATTACCGCTATTGTCAAAGAATTGTGCAGCAACGCCGCCTACAGGTGAAAGTGTGACTGCCATTTGATTTCCTTTTATTCCAATAGCAAATTGTTGTTGGATGCTGCTTGCATAATCACCCAATTTGTACCGTCAGATACCATTGTCGCCCAATTCCCAATCACGTTCAACAGGATTGCGGTTCCAGCGGTTGCACTATCAATTGGCACAATGTTGCTTGATGCCGAGTTTACCAGTTGTGCCTGCAAGTTTTTGACTGTGATTGATCGACCAGTCCATGAAGATGCCGCAGGAAAAGTCAAAGTTAACGCAGAACCAGCCTTGTTGTTGATAATCCAAGTGTCTGTGTTAGCGATTGTATAGTCTGCGGTCTTGGTTAGCACCGTTGACAGAGGAACATAGTCCGTATTGGCTACCGCAGCAGAAATAGCGGTTCCGTTGCCCTTTAGCAAGCCGGTAATCGTCGTTGTCAGCGTTATAGCTGGTGTTGCGCCAGTTGTGACCGTACCAGCAAAACCGTTGGCAGACACCACCGAAACGCTTGTAACGTAAGTTCCAGCAGGCTGCTTACCGTTAAACGTGTTCCAGTCAGTGCTGCTCAAGTAACCGTTGGTGCTGGTTGTGGCCTGCGAGATAACCAAGTGGCTACCTGCTGTGCCCGAGCCAGACAGCGGGGCATCAGCGGTAACGGCCGTCAGGTAGGACCCGGCAGGCTGTTTGTTGTTGAACGTGTTCCAGTCGGTCGAGGTCAGATAGCCATTGGTTGACGTGGTAGCCGCCGCCATGCTGATTGCTGGAGTTGTGCCACCGGAGGACACCACAGGCGCTGTGCCAGTCACCGACGTTACATAAGTTCCTGCTGGCTGTTTACCATTGAAGGTTGACCAGTCTGCTGCTGACAAGTAACCGGCTTGGCTGGCGCTGGATTGCTGAATTGTCAGATTAGGCGTTGTACCGCCGCTAGATGCCAAAGGCGTGGTGGCTGTCACCGATGTGACCGTACCGCCAGTACCCGTGGCGCTTAACACACCACCGGCAAAAGAAACGCCAGACCCAATGGTGACGTTGCTAAACAGGCCAGACCCGTTGCCGTACAGAATAGAACTACCGCTAGTTAACGTGTTCCATGTCGGAGTGCCTGCGCCGGTAGACAGCAATGCTTGGTTTGTAGTGCCAGCAAGAGTAAAACTATAAGCCGTGCCGGTTCCGTAGGCAACAGCGCCAGCCGTAGGAGATGCCGAACCGTTAGTGCCACCAGAAGCAATTGCAAGCGTTCCAGCAAGCGTTACAGCGCCGTTAGTAGCCGTGGAAGGGGTAAGCCCTGTGGAACCGCCAGAGAACGATAAAACGCCTGTATTTGATACCGTGACGTTGCCTGTCGCGCTAGAAACTGAAATGCCTGTTCCGGCAATGTTTGACAATACGCCGGTATTTGCTACCGTGATTGTCCCGCTGCCATTAGTGACTGAGATTCCAGCGCCGTAGCCAAGCGTATGCAAAGCATAGCCGGTTCCGTTACCAATGAGCAATTGCCCGTTAGTTGGTACTGCGCTTAATCCAGTTCCGCCAGATGTTACGCCAAGCGCATTAGCGGTTGTTAGCTGAATGATTGATGGCGACATTAACCACAGCATCCATTCCCTAGCTGGACGACCTGTTAGGCCATCCAAAAAGGGCGATTGCGGTATGTTAATGTTGGTGTTTGTCGCCACCTTAAAAACTCAATAAGGAATCGCGTTAATTAAAATTACGTCACCAGCAGACATTGGCGAAGCAGTTCCAGTCGTAATTCCGAAACTAGTTACTGTTGCGGTAGTCTTTGTGCTTCCAGTTTGTTGCAAAAACAAAGAAGAACCATTTGTGATGTCGGCGGCGTAAACAATCCAACCATTAGGGGCGGCTGGAAATGTAATCGTACCGTTTGCTGCGCTGGTAGACCCAATTGTTATTTTAAAAGCAAAAGTGCTGTTTGCAAGAATAGTTGGGCCAGTTCCGAAGCCAGCCGAAATTGTTGGCAATGTAGAAGAAATCAACAAATTATTGTTAATTGACAGTGTAGTATTAATGTTAATGGGAGAGGCGATAAACGCCCCCCCTGGGCCCACTAAGCCGACACAGTTGCCATTCGCGTCATATTGCGCTTGAACGGGAACAAGATTATTTGTAGACGTAGAAGCTACAGCATTGACGTATGACATGATTTTCCTTTAACTTTGATCGACCAATGGGGTTACATACACCAAGTTAGTCCCAGATACGCTCTTTGCAGTAACGTAGCAAGGCAATTGGTTGTTAATAACAGGGCAGGCGATAACGATGGGCGTCTCCATTACTGCGGGCAGAATGAAGTCGCCTAAAGTACCGTCCCCTGGTACTGCTGCTGAATCGGTAGAAATTTGACTGAATTTGATAGCTACGCTTCCAGTACCCGTATTTAGGCAAGAAACGTAGTTAGCTTGGTCAGTCGTATTTGCTACCAATGCAACCGCCGAATGTGCGCTAGTCGTCACGGACAAGCCGAGAGTTTGACCAGCCAAACGGATTACAGAGGTGTTAGCCATGATTAGACAGCAGTCGTAGGCAACGGCAGACCTTCAGCGCGCACGATTTGGAATTCATAGATTCCAGCAGCAGGCGTAGCAGAAGATGCGGTCAGATTACCAAACTGAATAGTCAACACGCCAGCAGTCAAACAATCCGATTCGGCAATAAAAATGCCGGTAGTTTGGTTTGCAATGTAACCTTGAGCAATGATGATGTCGGTGGTTTGCAGACCTGGCAATGCGAAGGTTTGAACAGCCGTGGTGTTAGCAGCAACAGCAGCGGGCGTCAACGAGGGGCCAATGTAAAAAGTTTCGTGGGAATTACCACGGGTGATGGTCGTAGAAGACATATTGATTCCTTTAAAAGGGTAAGAAATTGTAACTCAAAAAGAAAAAAAGCCATCCCTTTTGAGGACGGCCTTCCTTCTATCTATACCCGTTTAGAACGGGACGCTGAAGTCGTAGCCGTAGACATATACGTCAAACGTAGCGCCTGCGACTGGAGTAGTCAGACCAGCGGTCACGTTCAAGTACAGGTTTTGCACGGTTCCAGCGGTAGCAGACGACGAAGCGGAAACCAACGACACACCTTGAGGGGTAGTCAAGTTACCTGCGGTAATCGCGCCAAACAAGCTAGAACCACCAGAAGTGGTAGCGACGCCGAGTGCCAATCCGGTGGGAGTGACAGAAGTGCCTGCTGCGTTCAGGTTGGTCACCATAAGACTTTGAAGCAGATAAACGGTGCTATTGACCACTTGGAAAGCATAGTTTCCGGTGGCGTTAGCGGTCACGTTCTTGATCGTGCCGATAAGACGCAGGGTGGTGGCGGTAGTAGCGCCTTGGGGGTGGGTAGTATTAGTTACTGCTGGGCCTGGATTTGCCATGATAGTTTCCTTAAAAAAAATTAGTAAACGGGGCCGAAGCCCCATTCAAATTTAGCTGGCGATACGGCAAGCCAACTCAGGGTAGAGAGGCGCCCAGCCGTACAAGACATCCAAACGTGTCGGGATGGAATCGTTGTTAATAGTGTACTGACGAACCACACGCATCGACAGACCAATTTCCTTATCGCTTGCACGACCAGCAAAATGGACTCCGTCCGGGAGCTCAAGATCAGCAACTGCCAACGTAAACGCATTGCGATGCATCATGATGTTCTGAGGAGAAGCAACGCCGGTGTTGTTAAACGCCGTGATGTTCTGAGAACCGGAAGATGTAATGCTCACGTTTTGGAATTGACCAGCGGTGATGATTGCAGGGCTAACTTGTACCGAGGTTGCGCCGGTTCCGACAGAAGTCGTAGACATCACAACAAAGTTACGCAGCTTGCCGTAAGACTGACGGTTCTGAGGGTTGACAGCGTACACGCCAGGGATAGTGAACACGTCACCAGCATTGAGCGTAGAAGCAGACGAAGCAGTCAGAGAGATTGTCGAGAATTGCGACCAACCAGAGGTCAGGAAGCCAGTGCCGGTAGTCACGTTGATAGCGATGGTGTTTGCAGACCAGCTACCAAAGTTTTGCGACACGACGTTCTGATCAAGTTTCCAGTTCACGCCAGCGGAATCACGACCCATCAAGCCCTTGCGGTATTGCTCACCGATGGCTTCTTGAGGCACAAACAAGCCCTTCAGAGAGTCAACGATGGTAGCCGAGGTGAACGGCTCAACAATGCAAGAACGACGACCGTCGCGGGGAGCGCCTTCAGAATCAAGGTAAGCACCAGCGGTCAGATAAGTAATCAGACCAGTGGGAGGCGTACCAGCAGTACCGACGATGTTGGCGGTGTTCAGGTTAGCCATAACCATACCGTCACGGTCAATCTTGTTAGCGATTGCGGCAACAGCGGGTTTCAAAACGCGGCTAGAGAACATATCCAACGACAAAGCGAGGTCTTGCGTGGTGAACTGGGTATCAACGTGGAATTGAGTGCTCAGAGTCACGGGGACGCTAGATTCGTTAAAGTCTTCAACGTTCAAAGCAGGGCCGGTAGTACCGATGAAACGACCAGGTTTACGAACGTTAACGGTGTTACCGATTTTTGCACCAACCACAGCGAACTGGTCGTCGTAGTTACGGTCAACTTCCGAAGTGAAAGTCAATTCATTTTCCAAGACCATCAATGCTTCATTGGTGATCTTGCTGATAGTTAGCAAGTTATTTGCCATGATAAATACTCCTAGATAAAAAAAGATTTACCGAATTTTTCCCGCTTTGCGTTGCGCTTTCCAAGCCTGATAGCTGCCGTGAAATTGACCGTTAGAGTCCACACTTGCTTCCATTGAACTGTTCGCGCTGCGAATCGGGTTAATCGGCGGTTTTGCTTTAGTTCTTACGACAGTTTCACTCGGCTCCGCTTGAGTTTGCTTCTCAAACCTTGCTTCTAGTTTCCCAATCTCGCGTAGTGCGGCATTTGGCGACATAGATGTAATACGTTTTGCAACGTCATCATCTTTTGCAAGGTGATATAGGATTTGTGGGCCTACTTCACTTTCCAAGATGGCATCACGGATTGCGTCATTAACAACAACGCTACTAGATGCCACCATGTCATCGAAATCGGGAATATCTGCTTTCGCTGCTGCAACTTTTGTCGTCCAGCTAGAAATTACTTTCTGCCGCTCGGCATCTGCCCTGCGTTCAGCGTCTTCCCTATCTCGCCTTACCAATGCTTGTTCAGCCGACCAATCTGCTAAAGCCTCTGCAAATTCAAAGGCATCAGTAAATTGCGAGGGCTGAGGCTTTGCGTCAACGGGTGCAGCCTGTTTAGGTTGCGTTTGTTGCTTCAAAGCCGCTACTTCAGCTTCCAGTCGTTCCCGCGCTTCGCGTTCCCGTGCCGCTTCTTGCCGCGCCAGTTCACGTTGCTTGGTTATTTCTGAAAACCTTTTCTCGATTTTCGGATTCTGTTTACGTTCTTCTGTCGGTTTCGCTTCTTCTTCCTCGCTTGCATCACTCTGCGACATTTCCTCTACCGGCTCTGATTTCTCAGCCTCGGGAGTCTGTTGTTCGTCAGCTAATCCAAGTCTATTTGAGTAAAAATCTGCTGCATTCTCGCTAGTCAATACTTGACCGGCTTCTTTTTCGCTACTTGCCATGAGTTTCCTCAAGAAATATACCCAGTTAATACCTAACTGGTAAGGTTGTGTGGTTTATACCACAAATTCTAAATAGCGCGTTCAACCGCCTCTGCGCCAGCTTCTTTTGCCGATATACGGTTAATTCCTGCCAACATAAGTGCCAGTTGCGCTTTAATATGTTCCACTTCAATTTGAGTTTGTGTTTTAAGCACGGTGTCGTGTGCCGCAGTATCTGTCCGCAGTTTCATATCGGCGTGGCGTTCGGCATCACGCATTTCAATATCGTGCGCTTTGGCAGTAACTCGCATCAATTCACGCTTGGTTTCTGAATCTTGCTTGACCTGTTCAATGTCAGCGCGTTGTTTCATAGCCAATTGCATTTGTTGCATTTGCTGCTGCATCTGCTGAACTTGCGCCTGCGCCTGCTTGAGTTGCATCTGCACTTGCGGAGGAATGGGCGATTTATCGTCAATCTGCGCCAGCGGATTACCTGCGGCAAGGCGGTCTGCAATGATGTCAGCGCCAGGGAAGTCCATGTTGCGGAAGATAAGGTCGCCAGCTTGCTGCATAAGCGCAGGGTCAACTTTAAGCATATCCACCATAGATTCCACAGCCTCTTGGCGCTTACTGTTGTAGCCAGGGCCGGTATCCATCACCACGTCGTATTTACCCACACTCATGTCGTGCATGACCGTCCAGACGCCTTGTTCGTCCTGCTTGGGTTCATTAATACCCACTAGGTCAGGCTTGCCATCAGGGCCAATAATTCGCATCACGCGCTGCGAGTCGTAAACGTGCGGAATCAGGTCAAGAATGATCTTGCCGGTGTGCTGGATAGATTTTGTAAGGTTGTCGTAAAAGTCAAAATTGGTCAAATCTACTTGCTGCTGCTGACCGTTCAACGCCTTACCGGACATATTGCCTGGCAGTTGTTGGCTAGGGTCGTAAATGCCCATCAGCGTGGAAATGTCCTGATTGATAGACTGTGCAGCCGCCATTACGCCGGTGGGCGGTGGTTCCGGTTGCAGGCGCTGCGGAGGTGGCGCCGAGTTTCCATCGATATCGGTTTGCTTGTAGCGCAGCAGCGGATAGGACTTGACGTTAGCGCCTGCCCATTCGTTTTCATGGCCTTCGTCTTGGCCTTCTGCCATTATCCATTTAGCCTTCGGCGCCAGCGCCACCGATTCGGTGATGGTTGTCTGCCAGAAGTTGTACATCCGTTGGGCGTCTTTGGCGTGGCGAACCATGCCGAACTTCTTCTTTTTGTCTCCAATCACCACATGGCGACCATAGACAGGCACGACAGGGATATACATCCCAGGCCATTCGCGTTCCTCAATTACTTCAATCGCCGTCAATTTCTTCCATTTCACCGTGCGTTTGTAGCTTAAGCGCTCATTTACCACTTCCAAACCAGCCAGTTCAAGGCGCTTGAAGAAATCTTTTCCCTCTGCAAACTTGCTTGTACCGTCGCTCAGTTGGTACAGGATTGCGGATTCTCGCTGGACGTAGAAGTATTCAGCGATTCGGATGTCTTCTTTGGTAATCCACTCGGATTGCGCGTCGCCCGTTCCACGTTGGGTAAATGAAGAACCATCGTCGCAGTCAGGGTACAGTTTGCGGAACTTTTCCTTGCTCATCATCGTAGTGATAAGGCATCGGTCAGCGTCGGAACCGTCTACACGCTCGGAATTCGGGTCAAAGTAGACCGTGAACGGGTTATCAATGGCGTCAATGTAGATTTCTTGGTCAAAACTGTCTTCGCTGACGTAATTGGTTGTAACGCGCCAATAGCCCCATCCCATGCGTACAGCGTGATCAAAGGCGGTATCGTAGGCGTTGTCGGCGTTGGAATTGACTTCAATGTGCCGTGTCATGCCCTCGATGACTTCAGCGGTCTTTTCCTGCGCTTGGGAGTTAGTGCCGTGTACCTTGATGCGTGGGCGCTGCTGGCGCTGCTGGTTGGTGACTTGGCGGCAGTATCCGTCCAGCTTGTTAATAGTCAGAATTGGGCGGGATTCAAGATTGCGCGAGTTTTGCAGTTCAACAGGCCATTGATCGCCATTAACAAACTTCAAATCCTCCAAGGCTTCTTGGCGGTTCATGGTGTCCGCATCGTTGCACAATTTGAGGAAGTCTTTAGCTTCGTCAATTATTGGGTCGTAATCACCATCGTAATCGCTCATATCTGTCCTTTAGCCCATCCAACTTTGTGGCATGGCATAGCTTGGTTTGCTTACTCTGCGCTTCGGTTCATTAACCACTAGGCCAAGCATTCGGAATGCGTCCGCACCGTGCGAGTAGTTGTCATGCAGCGGTTGTTTGCTGAATTGCTTGGTTTCAGGGTCTACGTCGTATCTATAGTGGCGGAGGCATTGTAGCCCATCATGGCAATTTTCCCTATCAAACCAGCAATTACGGAATAACGTCCGCGCTGCGTTAATACTGTCCACAATGGGAGTCCGTGGGATTATTTTGGTTTTGTATCCTGCTGTTCTCACAATTTGGTCAATCGAGCGCCCTGCCGCGGCGAGGGTTTTATTCTCGGCATCATGCGGAAGCCACAGCGTATCGTAGACGTAACCGTAGGTTTGCATCTTTGCCAGGTAGTCGCTAATGGTCTTTTGGCTGTCCTCAATGTACCGAATTAGCCGGGTTTCCATGCCGATAAACTGTACAAACCATATTGCGGTAGCGTCAGACCATCCCAAGTCAAAGACAGCGTGGACGGGTTTTGTGGCGTCATAAGGAACTCTAGTAATTCGATTTTCCAATTCTGACATCTGTAATTCACGGGCAAAAATAGCACCGTCTACCGTCTGGCGGCATAGACCTTCCCATACCGTGTTGTACGCCTCAATATCTCTATCTCGCAACGCATCTTTCTCTAAACGTAGCGTTTCAGGGAACCACGGATTGTCCGACCAGTTGATCTTGATGACCTTGCAGTTTTCCGGTGAGTTCAGCACAAAGCGCTGGTAGGTTTCGTCCGTTTCTAGTTCGGGGTTAAAGCTAACCCATATTTCGGATTCTTCCTTGCGGATGGTTGGGATTAGGGTATTCCATGAGGTTTTAGAGACGGTTTGCGCCTCCTCTACCCAACATTTATCCACACCCTCAATCGATTTGACGTTGGTTACGTTGTTCCGCAAGCCAACAAAGAAGAATTCAGTCCCGTTTTTGCCGCGAATGCTTTTGTCAGTGATTTCATAGAAGCCAGTTAGCCCCATGCTATCAATCTGGTCGCACAGCAGTTTATGGACGGAATCCTTGATGGAGGTCTGAAACTCACGAGCGCACAGGATACGCAGCGGAGACTTAGCCCCAAGGATTAGAAGCGCACGAGCGATTCCCCATGATTTAGCACCGCCTCGACCACCATAGCAAACCTTATAGCGGCACGGTTCAAACAGAAACGCCAGCTTCTGCGGGAATTGAACTTCCTTGATTGCCTTTTCAATGCTCATCAGGCTTTACAAAGCTAACTTGAATGCCGGTCAGCAGCGGAGCGCCATCTGCGCCGGTAATCTCAGTCTTAGTGCTTTCGCGGTACTTCTTGGGGAATCTTGCCGCCATTGACCGTGACCAAATACTAGCGTTCAGTTTGTCGCTTTCCTTGTTCTCAACCATGTGAGTTTGGGCAATATCCTCCCACCATTGCAGTTCAAATTCCTTCGCCAAGTCCAAGGCTTCTCGAAATTCTGGAAATTCTTCCCTCCAACGGTACAAAGTAGCCGTGCCAACGCCCAAATAAGCGCCAATAGCCTCAGTCGACTTACCTATCTTCCCAAATTCAATTACTTGGTCAATGTAGGCAGGGTCGTAGAGGCTTGGTCGTCCTACTGGGCGTTTAGCTTCAGTCATTTCTTTGCAGTCTTAGCGGATTGTTTGAATGCGGCAGCGGTAGGCGCACCTTTGCTGCCAGGCTTACGCATCTTCTCTACGGGTTTACCCTCGGCCTTCTCAGCCTTAATGCGTTGTTGCTTTGCGTGAATGTTTGCGTAAAGTCCGTTTGCCATTTAGCACTTCCAGTTCTTTAGTGATGCCTTTGCGCGTTCGGCAGGGCCTTTGGCGTTCTTTACTACGCCTTCCATCCGCGCACAAAAACTAGCCTTACGCCCTTCGTCCTTTTTGGTCTTGGGGTTTGGTGCTGGCGGTTTGAGATTGCTGCCGTTCTTGGCGTTGTACTCTGCACGGCCTTTAGCGGTCATTCCTGCGCCTTTTTCCGTGGGGTTGTAGGTTTTACCCTTCCCCGTGGTTTTGTGCGCTATTGGCTTATCGTGTGCCATTACTTCTTCTTCTTAGCGGCTTCCCGCTTTACTGCGTAGCTAATGGCGACGGCTTGCTTCACCGGCTTACCGGCTTTCACTTCCGTCTTGAT